CATTGTGGATTATGCTACCTATCTGCTGTACCGGAACGGGTCCGGCGCACGGCAGGCACGCGGGCAGGAGTATTTGCGGGCGTTCTACGAAATCCAGGAGCGGCTCCGGGACGGCGGGAAAGCGCCGAAGCACTTTATCCATATACCTGATACGCCGGACATTCCGAGGCACTGGAAGGATATGCCTGCGTACAATCCGTTTGAGTAACTGAGGGAGGCGGGACATGGCGAGTTATAACACCATCAACGCCCATGACGCGGACTGCCGTTACCCCGCCTTCCTGGGGCTGAACCAGTACGGGCAGGAAACCATGACGGACCAGCGCTACGCCACGGACGAAAAGAACGTCGAGACCATCAACGGGACCATGCAGCCCTGCGCAAAGTGTGAGCTGCTGCCCCCGACCCTGGAAAGCCCCATCGAGACGCTGGCACTGCTCCATCGAAGATGGACCGAGGACACCGAAAAGGACATCCTGGTGGCCGCGTCCGGCGGCAAATTGTACTGGGCGTACCCGGATGCCACGGAATGGGCCGAAATTTGGCTTCCTGAGGGGGTAGAAGCCTTTGAATCCAGCGAGTGGTCCTGTGTGACCTATGAAATAAATCCCGAAGGAAGCGCCGCTTCTGTGGATGTTTTGCTGATGTCCAACGCCAAGGACGGCATGGTGATGGTACGTGGGGACACAAAGACCGCGACGCTGGTGGAGACGCCGAAGAGATTCGGGGTGATCGAACGGTACGCGGAGCGCATCTGGGGCGGCGCCATCGAGGACGACCCGGACATGCTGGTGTACTCCGCGCCCTTTGACCCTACGGACTGGGAAGCGGACGCGGAGATCCCGGAGGACGGCGCTGGCGACGTGATGCAGCCGAGCTGGGACGGGGACGCCTTCACGGCCATCAAATCCTTCGGCAGTCAGCTGATCGCCTTCAAGCGCACAAGGGTCTGGCGTGTGTACGGCACGAACCCGGGCGAGTACATGTTCAACGAGCAGTATGGCGGCGGTGTGCCCTATGCCCAGACCATCGGCGTGGACGTGGACAAGATCCTTGCCCTGACCGACCGGGGGCCCGTGTACTACGACGGGAGCGCGGTCCAGCCGTTCTACCAGGAATACGTGGAAGACATCTTCCATCGGCGAATCAACAAGAGCGCCATGGACAAGGCCTGCGCCTGCATGTGGCGCGGAAAATACTACGCGGCGCTTCCGGTGGACGGGAGCGAGATCAATAACGCGGTGCTTGTGTACGATTCCCAGGAACGCACCTGGCTTTTCCGTGATGACCTGAGCATCGAGTCCTTCCTGCCTGGGGAGACGGCGCTGTACTTCACCAGCTCCACCACTCCGGGCCAGGTCTGGCTGTGGCATGAGAATTCCTGGGAGACCGGGGAATGCACCACGGCCCCGGCCCTGTGGATCTCCCCTTGGACGGAACTTGGATACCGACAGATGACGAAAGGCCCTTGGGACTGTTATCTGCTGGTGGAGGTCAAGGAGAAGCCGGTGACACTGCGGATCTCCGTCCAGACCGAGAAGAAGACGATGACGAAGAAGTACATCGTCTGGCCTGTGACGGACCAGCACCTGGGACACAAGCAAAAGCGGATTCACTTCCCCGGATACGGGAGAAGGTTCCGACTGATCATCGAAAGTGAAGAAGGCAGCCCCTGCTGGAGACTGATCGGCGGGGTGATGCTGGTGGCGGAGGTGGACAGGGACTGATGGGCACGAAATACACAAGCGTATACCAGCGTCCGCCGCTCCCTGTGCCCACCGATTGGGACGGGGTCCGGCGCATGGTGCTGGTTATGGAAAGCATCCTGGATGATATCTACCGACGGTATGGGAGATTGGCGATGAATGATTTGTCTGCGGAGACAGCTGGGTATATCGAGAATGCAAGCGAAACGGCGTCATCCGCCAAAGCAACGGCAACCACGGCAAAGGCAGATGCTGCTCAGGCAAACGCCAATGCTGCTGCTGCGCAGCAAGACGCGGCGGCGGCGCGGGCCGTACAGTCAACAACGCCGTCTGCTTCTGTTACGCAGGCACAGATTAATGCATGGGCAAGTGAAGCTTACCAGCGTGGCGTCAGTGAAGGCTACTCCGGCACGGAACTTAGTAATTACATATCGAACTATGTTCAGCAGAAAATAAACGAAGCGTCGTAGGAGGGCTAAGAAATGAGAACGATTTATTTAGATACGAAAGACCCTTTCATCCTTGGCAAGACCGGGGAAAGCAACCGTACCACGCTTCGCGTGAAGGTGGAGCAGTGGTATCAGGAATACCCTGACGGGCATGGCGTGATCCTGTTCATGCGGCCCAACAAGGTGGTGTATCCCCTTGAAACGAACCTGATCGAGCACGACGGTGAGCATTACCTGGAAGCCATCGTGACGGACAACGAGACCAAACTGGCCGGGTACACGGTGGTGACCGCACAATGGTACGACGGGGAAACGCTTGCCCATGGCTTGGTTTTCAGCGGGAAGGTCCTGACCAGCGCCGGGAACGGGCCCATCGACGGGGTGAAGGAAACCACGCCCACCTGGGTGAGCACCCTGATCGCCGAGCTTGCGACCATCAACGAGACGGCTGCGACCGTGCAGGAAGCCTATGAGAAGATGGAAGAAGCGGTGTCGAAAATCGACGAGGCGCTGAATACGGCGGAGGAGACGGTGGCGCAGGCGCAGGACGCGGCAGAGACCGCGCAGACGGCGAAGACGAACGCGCAGGAGAGCGCCGCTGCGGCGGCGGTGAGCGCGACCCAGGCCATGAGCACCACGCCGGAAGGATACAATGCCATGGTGGCGAGCCTGGCGCGGGTGTTCGACCCGGAGGCGGCCTACAGCGCCGGGGAATACGTGAACCAGAACAGCACGATCTACCGGTTCACCAGCGACCACGCGGCGGGGGATTGGACCGGGACGGACGCGGTGGCGGTGAAGATGGCGGACGATCTGGGTGATTTAAAGAGCGCGATTAACAATACAGACAAAGCGGTTATTGGTATTCTTGGAACAAGCATCTTTGACCAGACTGTAAAGGCGAAAATAGAGGGAAGCTATGTAAATGCGTATCTGTTCGATAGTCTTAATTTGAAATCCGGCGTAACTTATACATTCAGAATAACACTTGATGTAGCTCAGAATTCAGTCGTTTATATCACGCTTGCTGATAGCAGCAATACACAATTAAAAGCTTCTAATATTCAAGCGGGAAATACTACTGCGGATTTCACTTATACACCATCCCAAAATTATAACGGAACTAAGTTGTTTGTTAGTGGGGGTGCGAGTACAATTGGAGCAATTGTGACAGGTACTATATCAAGCAACGAAACTGATAATATTGAAAAAATATTTACAAATGCAGAACGTTCAGATACAACGTTATCAAACATTCTGAGCAGTCAGTCAATTTATTCGTTTACCGTATACGCTAAATTATTACTCAATAACACACGGATTAAAACATTCCCTGTGTTTTTAAGAAAAGGTTCCATCATAGACCTGTCAACGCTAAACAACATTCAGACATATATAAATGGGTATTCAACACAAAAAACAGCATATGAATCATATGATTTGGGGAACAGTGTAACAAACGGGGACATTGTTTATACATACCCATACCGTGATTTACCAACATACACGATAAAACAAGATGGCTGGTATATGGTTGTTGCAAAAAACGCAGATGATTCAGCGTTTTCGGATACATCCATTGCAAACAATATTTTTATAAAAACGGAACTTCAGCTTGAAGCAACACTTTTTTCTGATTTTAATGCAACTGGATATTGGGAAATAAATGGGTATACAAACGGTTCGTTTGGTAATAATGGAACATTATCTTATGGACAAAGCAACCGCTTGCGAATTGGCGATTTTTATTTTTTCAAGTCTGGGACAACGGTAAAAATAAATTCTGGAACGTGTAGTTATGTTGTTGGGATGTGGAAAAATTCTCTTTCAGCGGAGAACACAATACGAAATGACAGCACTTTTAGAACCGGCGAAGAAAAAATAAAGTTTGAATATGATTCATATATTATAGTTGCTTTTGCAAAACAAAACACATCTGAGGCTATATCGAAATCAGACCTTGACGGATATGTTCGTGTTTATCCGTTTGTTGCGGAACAAATTGAAGATACCCAAGAAGATATTCAAGGATTGGAAACGAGTATTTCAGGTATTGAGTCGCAAATCAGCAGTGTAGGTGGCTCGTTTTCTCAATCCGACGCATTTACGATCAAAGAATCGTTACCTTCATATTATTCTGTTTTAAGCGGAGGCAGTTATAGCGGGTATGATGTTGGATATCTCGAATCAAAAATAAAAACGATTCCTGACGGTAAACATTTTATTGTAAGAACTGACACACACGTTCCGGACAACGCCAAAAAAAGCACAAAGATTATCGAGTACATAAGAAGAAGATGCGGTATCACAAAAGTTGTTGACCTTGGCGATTGGATAAACCGTGGGGAAACTAACGTTCTTGGTTGGGCACAATGTGCAGATTATGTGCAGGAATCTGTAGAAACGTTTGGCAGAGAATTTGATGTTGCCATAGGCAATCATGATCTAAATTCAGCAAGCATATCAGCATCAGATCAAGCAATGGTAATACCTTATGATATTGCACACAATCTTTTCCAAGGACACTTGGACGGATTTGTAACGTATCCTTCAACAAGCCAAATACCCGCAGTTATAGACACATTGGCAACGGGTGACGATTTGAAATCATTGAAGGGACTTTATAAAACATTCTATTATAGGGACGATGCAAAAAACAAGATCAGGTATATCGTGCTTTATTCTGGTGCTGATTATACAGTAACGTATACCTATTTGAATGTCATGGGAAATGAAGTGTTATGCACACAGTTTGACTGGCTTTATGACACGTTAATGTCAGTACCAACCGGGTACGATGTTGTTGTCTTTGTTCATCAGATGAGTGGATCATACCATTACATTCAGCCGATTCAACAGGGTTGCATGAAAATCTTGTCTCACTTTAAGACAAAGACAACGTACGACCTAAACTATGATTGGAATGATTCACCGGTTTATGCACAAGGGATTCACAGTTACAATTTTGCCAATGCACCAACAGTTGGGAAAGTGTTGTGTTGTGCAGGACATATCCATTACGATCAAATGTTATACGTCAGCGCATCGGCATATGGTGTTATTGATGGAGCGTGTGACAACACAAACGGAGTTATACCGATAATCACAACACTCACTGACAGTTATGGGATGCATGATTATGAACGAAATAGTGAGGTGTATATAGAGCATCTGGAACCGTACTATGAAATGACAAGCGGTACGGTAACTGAGCAGGTAGTTGATGTGTACACGCTCAATGACAGCGGCATTTATATTACACGGTTTGGAGCAGGCGTTGACCGTTACTTACAAATGCTTTAATGAACGCTTTAAGTTACCAAGGAGACCGTAAAGGAGGAGGTGCTTAAAATCAGCGAAACGAGGTATATATGGGACTACCTTCTTTCTGCAATCATGAACCCCTTCGCCGTAGCCGGGATCATGGGGAACCTCCGGGCGGAATCGTCCCTCCGCCCGGACAACCTCCAGAACAGTTATGAGCGCTCCTTGGGCATGACGGATGCGGAGTATACCAAAGCGGTGGACACGGGAGCCTATACAGAGGACCAGTTCACGCATGACCACGCAGGATATGGCTTGGCGCAATGGACCTACTCCAGCCGGAAGCGAGGTCTGTACCGGGCCACGGTCGGGAAGGGAAAGAGCATCGCCGACCTGGACGGGCAATTGGACTTCCTCCTGACCGAGGTCGGGGCGGACAAGGGCCTTTCCCGGACGCTGGCGGAAGCACAGTCTGTTGAGGAAGCTTCCACAGCCTTCATGCTCCGGTTTGAAAAGCCCGCCGACACGTCCGAGGCGAACCAGCAAAGGCGGGCGGCGCTTGGACAGATCATTTACGACACATACGCGGGAGGTGACAAAATGATCACGGCGGATGCCCTTATCGCCCAGTGCGAGATTCCCCTGGAGGAAAAGTGGGGTTACATATTTGGTAAGTATGGCCAGGTATGGACCCAGGCCGACCAGGACGCGGCGACGGATGACACCATCAAGCGGTACGGCCAGCAATGGGTGGGCCGCCGGGTGTGCGACTGCAGCGGCCTGTTCTACTGGGCCTTTCAGGAGCTGGGCGGATGGGTCCACCATGGGTCGAACAGCATCTGGAATTACGACTGTGTGAACAGCACCAAGGCCAGGCTGAAGAACGGGAGACGCGATGATGGAAAAGAGATCCGACCCGGAAGCGCTGTCTTCCTCACGGAGACCAAACCGGATGGGAAACTGAGCCGTCACCATATTGGCGTCTACATCGGGGCCAACACCTGTATCGAGGCCAAGGGCACAAAGAGCGGCGTAGTGGCCAGCGCTTTGAGCCATTGGGACGAGGTGGCGGAATTCAAAGGCGTCAGTTATGGAGGCGAAAAAGTGTACACGGTAATGCGAAACGGAAGTCGCGGCGACGAGGTCAAGGAACTGCAGGAGCAGCTGATCCGAATGGGCTATGATTGCGGCACGGCGGACGGGATCTTCGGCAGACGGACCGAAGAAGCGGTCAAGGAATTCCAGAAGGAACACGGCCTGACTGCGGACGGCATCGTAGGGGAGCAGACCCAGAAGGCCCTGGGATGGGGCACGGAAGAAGACCCGGACCCGGAAGAGCCCGTGGAGACCGACCCGGTGGATGAAGCGGAAAAGCTGATCCGTCAGGCACTGGCCCTGCTTGAGAAACGGGCAAGGGGGTGATGACGGTGCAGAGTATTGCGGAGTTCATGCAGCGGAACTGGGGCTGGATTGCGTCGTTCCTGGCCTTCTCAGCGGGGATACTGACATGGACGGTCAAACAGTTGAGGTACCAGCGGGCACGCTTGCAGGCCCTTGAAAAGGGCGTACAGGCGTTGCTTCGGAGCCAGATGAATTCTGAGTACAGGCTTTGGGCGGAGCGGGGATATGCCCCGCTGTACGCAAGGGACAACTTCGAGAACCTGTGGAACCAATACGAGGCCCTGGGGGCCAACGGTGTCATGACGGATATTTACAATCGATTCAGGGCATTGCCCACGGAGGTAGAAAATCATGATTGACTGGAGAGCGAAACTGACGAGCCGGAAATTCTGGATGGCCCTTTGTGGATTCGTTGGCGGTCTCATCATCGCCTTTGGCGGGACGGAACAGACTTCGACGCAGGTGACGGCGCTGATCATGTCTGGCGCGAGCGTGATCGCGTATATCCTGGGTGAGGGCATGGCCGACGCGGCGGGAGCCCAGCAGAGCATGTACCTGTATGACGATGACAAACCACCTGAAGGATCGGACGAGCAGCTGTAACAAATGATGACACCCCCGGAGAGCGGGGGTGTTTTTTGGTATAAGGGGGAACGAAAATGGCCCAGAAAGATTTCAACTATCAAAATGTGAACGTCGAAGGCGGGAACATGCTTGGGAACGGGAGCACGAAGAAAACGAAAACAACCGGTTCCGGTAGCAATCTGTTTTTGTACAACCTCCCTGGGCTTGGAAACAAGTCTGCTCCGATTGGGGCTGTGATTGGCACGAAGTTGGGCTATGACCCGAAGAAAGCGACGGGGACCGGGGCGACAGGCGCAACCGGCACGGGCACAACGAAAACTGCAACCGCCGCGCCGACCCCGGCCATGACGATGGCGGAGTATCAGAAGGCAAACGAGCCGTACCGCTTTATGAATGACTATAACACGCCCACCACGTCCAGGAGCATTACCCCTGCGGTGACGGACGCGACGGTCACAGCCCCTGCCGCTACTACGGCCCCTGCAGAAATGACGGACGAAGAGAAGGCCGCAGACCTGGAGAGCCGGACCTTTGGCCTACGCACGACCGGGAGCGGAGCCTCGCCGGTATGGACGGACGTCAACACGCCCGTACGGGGCCAACAAGGCACCTTCACGGGCCGCGACATGGACAGTGCTCTGAATACCCTACGGACCGAGTTCGACCGAAATATGGGCACTTACAGGCCGAAAACGGAGCAGGAGATCCAGGCACAGGCCCGGAGCGATTACCAGAGTTATTACGACCAGCTCCGCCGTGCGGCACTGAACGAGTACGGGATGAACGACCTGGCACTCCAGCAGCAGCGTGCGGGGCTCCAGAGCAGCTATGACAAGAGCAGGGAAGCCAGCGCCAAGCAATACCGTCAGGCCTATTCCAACGCTGACCGGGCACTGCTGAACCGGGGCATGCAGCGCAGCAGCTACGCCATGCAGACCTTGGCCAATGTGGACATGCAGGGCGCGGAAGCCCAGCAGGCGATCTGGGACGCGCAGGTGGCGGCGGAAGGGAACATCGACGCCCAGCGCAGACAGTTGGCCGGGAACCTTGCCAATACAATGATGGGCTATGACGCGGGGCAGGCCAGCGACGTGATGAGCCGGGTCTGGGGCCTGCGTGACACCGAGTACGAGCGTCAGGTCAACCGGGCCAACACCCTGAACAGTCTGGCCAACCAGCTGTACGGGTATCTGAGCCAAAATAACGAATATGCAAGGAATCAGTGGAACACCGAGAACACGATGCGCGAGAACCAGCATCAGTTCGATGTGGGCGTGGCCCAGGCTCGTCAGGGCGTGGAAGACAGCCGCAGCCAGTTCAACGCCAACATGGCGGAAGAGCAGCGGCAGTACAACAACAGCGCAAACATGAGCGAGCTGAACTTCCGGGCCCAGTATCCGGATTATGGATTCAGTCGTGCGGAAGACGGACGCATCGTGCGAGACGCGGCCCCGACCCGTGGAATGAGTTCGGTGATGGACACCGCCTACCAGGAAGAGATCCAGACCCTGAAGAACGAGCTTGCCCAGGCACAGGCCGGAGGACGGAGCGGATACTTCAGTGGTTATGACCGGCAGGGCGAGATCTACGCCCAGCAGCTGGCCGCCGAGTACGCGGCGAAGAACGGGGTCAAGCAGAACAAAACGGCGAACACGAATAAGGGCACAGACACGAAGGGGAGCACCGGAAGCACCGCCCAGGCCAAGAAAGTGTCCGGAGGTGCAGACGCAGCCGAGTTGTTCAGCGTAGCAAAGAACTGGACAAATATGACGAATAACAGATAAACAAGGGGGTAATAGCAGATGTCCCAATTTTCGTTTCGGTTTGTGGATGACCGAGAGAAGAACAAAAAGCAGAACCTTGGAGTCGCGCCTTTTGCAAGCCCCGCCCAGGTCGCGAAGAATATCGAAAGACTTGCACAGCAGAATACTACCACGACGTCCGCGACGGAGTCGGGACAGTCTGCTACCCCGGAGACCACGAAAGTCAATACCAACCTTGTTGGTGCCCCTTACCGGCAGGACCTGTATTTGGGTGATGTGGCCAATCAGACCGTAGCTGGGCAGACCCCTTCGGAGCCGAAACAGGAATACAAGGTCAATGAGAAATCTGCGTGGGCGAATGCTGCGACCAGTTTCCTGAACGGGGACGAACTTGGCTTGCAGACACAGTTCAACCGGATGTATGACCCGAAAGATCCGATGTATATGCCATACATCACTGCAACGAACGTAAACGCTTTGACGGCTTTCGGCATGGCTGTCGGGAAAGACTACTCTAGCGGAATGTCCGCAGAAGATTACGATCATTGGTCCGAATATTATTACGGGCTTGTTCGGGAAGGGAAGGTGAAGGTCAATGATTCTTCTGGCGGTTTGACTTTCACCAGCCCGAACACCGTTTATTCGACTAATAAGGCCAAGGACGCCAACAAGGAAGGGTATGCACTCCAGCAACAAGCGTATCTGTTCAACAAGGTCGTTAGCAGGGAAACGTATACCCGTGAAGCGGAAGAAGAGCTTGCAAAAGTACAGGAGGAAATCCGGTACCTGGTTGGGCGTAAAGATCTGAACCTGAGCGACAAAGATATCAAAGACCGCATTGACTTGACCAAGTACAAAAAGCTGAGCGAGATGGCCGAAACTGCGAAAGCAGGCGGCAGGGAATTGCTGAACCGGTCTGTGGCCTATTCTGATCAGCTGCTTGAGGGGCTAATCTGGGAGGCCCGGAACGAGGGGAGCGAGCTCGTGACAGGGAACGCGGCGTATGACTCCGTGATCGCTGCGTCCGGTTTGGGCAATCAATGGAAGTACGATGAGACCATCAACCCCTATTTGGATTCCAGAAGCGACACCTATAACCCCTTCAAGGTCACCGGGACCATGGACGATATGTTCCGGAAATATGGGGTGACGAGTTTTACCAGGGAGTCCTACAAGGCGCTGCAGGACAAAATGAAAGCGGACCCCAATGTGGATTATGCGGAATGGGCGGTGACAGACGGGAAGAAGATCGAGCAGGCGCTGGGCTACACGGAAGAGTGTAATAAGCAAGCCGAGCTGGCCAGGAAGTATATTGACGAATGCCTGGAGTATGGCGACGAGGTCAATTTTGATGACCCTACCAGTGATAACTATATCTTTAAGAAACACGCCCTGATGGACGGCAGTGAATACGACCCGACCGACACGCTGAAGAAACTGCAGGATGGTATCAGTTTCAAGTCCAAGATGCCCGAAACGACCAGCCCGATCAATTACGATCTTAATGAATTGAAACGGTATTATAACCGGCGAAAGAACGAAATGAGTGAAGAGTATGCCGGGTTCGATGACCGTTATGCGGAACTGTTCGGAACTGCGGAGGGGTTCTCTCAGGACGATATCGTGGATCAGGCCATGGAGAAGGCCATCAAGAAATACAAAGACGTGCTGCTGGAGTATGGCAGCCTGGATGACCAGGACCTGATGGAGAAACTTGGCACACTAACGGACCCGGACAAGGTGGCCGCTTTTGTTGGAGAGTATGTGGACGCCGGGCTGCTGCCAAAGGATGACGCGGTGCAGCTGATGTATCGGTCTGTGGAACAGTATACGGCCAAGAATTTCATGCCCAGCCTGTGGAACGTAAGCGAATACGAAAACGGGAAGGCCGCCGTGGACGATGGCAAGAAAGGGCTTGAGGCGCTGGGCCTGACGTATGACTCAAGTCGAAAAGGACCGAGCGTCTATTATGAATCGGTCCAGGGCATTTTGACTGATTTACTGAATGACACCTTTGATTACGAAGGGGCCATCGAGAACGGATCCTATACGCCCCTGCCAAATCCGATGTTCCCTGCACTGAACCAGAAAGGAACCTGGGAAGATCAAATGGTATTCTTGGCGAAGTCCTATGAAAAAGCGGACGCAGCCACAAAAGAAGAAATTGACGGTGCTCTTCGCGCTACTATTGGGCAAATGGGCGGCCCCCTTGGGCCGGACGGATACACCGGCATTATGGACGCGCTGAAATGGTATGACAAAGAACGCCAGGTCAACAGTCTGTATGCTAAAATCATCAACGGCGAATCCAAAATGGAAGACTATGAAGCCTATTACGATGACAGTAAGAAGGCTATTGATACCATTTTCCAGGAGTTCAATGACGCCCAGGATTATGCTATCGGCGTGTACGGTGCGCCTTTTGTTGACGCGCAGGACAAGAGCCTTGGCAATTACTCCGCCCACATGCTTAGCTGGGGATATGAGCGGTTCTACCACATGACGAACGCCATGCAGTATGTATTGCAGTATGGCGGGCAGGATTATATCGCGCAGGCTCCTGCTGTGGCTACCAGGTACTCCCTGATCGCGGAAAACAGCACGCCTGAAGTGCGGAAGGAAATGGCTGAAGCGCGTGGGATCACCGTGGACGAATACACCGACACCATGGCCAAAGAAGACGCGCTGGATTATCTGCTTCGGAAAAAGGAGAAATATGACGAACAGCTAAAGCTGATCGAAGAAGCCGAGCAGGCCATTGATACCTACGGGCTGAACGTTTCTGAAATCGGGGCGATGGTCGGCGAAAAGAACATGCCCTATGAGAGCTTCCAGAAGTACGCCCAGGATGTCAGGGACGCGGTGGCTTACTTTGACAATGTGGAGCTTCAGTGGAATGATGATTTTGATGAAACCGTTGCCAAGTATCTGGAAGAAAATTATTTGTCCGGGAATTCGATTGGCCCCGGAAACAATCCGTTCTATGCGCTGTTTGACGATAATGGGAAGCTGATCCCCGGATTTGAACACCTGGGTGAAAAGGAACGTGCGAGCCTCATTGGCGCCGCTGACGCGAAGTATATAGACTCTATGAATGCCGTGGACTTCGTTGGGATGTTTGCTACTGGCGCGTCCAGCCCAAACGCTGCATCGAAGCCAACTGGCGGCAGGTTCTCCGCAGGCGACGCTATGGTCTACTTCTATATGCTGGCAAAGGGGCAGACCGAAGAAGCAGCAGAATTCAGAAAGTATGTGGAGACGAGCGGCTACGGCACGATGCGGAACGCGCAGGTCGAGATGAGCGAGTACAGGCAGTTTGCCAATAAGCTCCCCGTGCTGGCGTCGGCCGCGACCATAGCAACGTCCCCCCTGCAGGTTGGTGGGACCGTGTACTCAGTGATCCAGGGGATCCGTGGGGATGAGATCGACCCGAACGCGGAACCTTTTTGGGCAACCAGATTCAGCACTACGACCCGCACCCAGATCGGGGAAAATATCGAAGAAAAATATGGGAGCGGGTGGCGTTTTCTGTATGATACCACCATGAGCGGCGGTGACAGTTTGGTCAATGGCATGATCACCGGCGGCATCATGGGCGGCCTGGGTCTGACCGCCGGCTTCCTTGGGGGTCACGCAAGCACCGCAACTTTCAGAGCGGTGGGGAAGATGCTTGGTGATTTTACTTCCGCCAGCCTGATGGGCTTGGAGGCAGCCGGTACGTCCATCTGGAACGCACGCATGAACAACATCGACAGTGGCACGGCCCTGCTGATGGGAGGCGCAACATTTCTCTGCGAAACCTTGACAGAAGCGATTACTGTCGAAAATATTCATAGCATTTTTTCCAACAAAGTTGGCGCTGTGGAGGGACTTCAGCAGAAATTCATGGACGTGCTGAAGGAAACCCTGAAATCCCTTATCCCTGAAGCGTCCAGCGAAATCCTGTCCGAGATCGGCGACATCGGGCTGAACCAGCTGCTCCTTGGTGATGACAGCGAGTTCAATCACATGATGCAGGATTATATGAACAAGGGCTATACCAAGGACGCGGCCTTTGCAAAGGCATTCAAGGACTGTGCACACGATGTCCTCCTGGCCGGTGTTGGTGGTGCTCTGATGGCTGGAGAAATGGGCGCTGTGTCCATGATCAGGTCTGGAATGAGGACGGCTTACGGGAACATCCGCTACGGCCATGACGCATATACGAACATGCGTCTAACAAGCGAAGGCGCAATCTATGAGAAGAACGTGAAAGACCTGACCGTGCAGATGGAAAAGGCAAAAAAAGCCGTCGAAGAAAAGAACACAAAGCATAACCAAGCTGTGTTGAAAGACGCCACCAAGCAGCTGGACAACGCCATGAGGCAGTACACGGATTGGCAGTTCCAGTTTATTGAGATGCTGGACGGCAGGGCGAACAGTGGGGCAGACGGCATCCGTCAGCTTCAGCAGGACCAGGAAGCTGCAGAAGCGGAGCGGCATAACCGTGATCAGGCAAACGCCAGGGTGCTGGAAGAAGCGGGCATGGGCGCGGTGCGTACCGTGGACACAGAGGCCGCAGCCCAGCCATTGACCATTGAGAGCATCAACAGCCAGCTTGATGAAGCGGAAGCACTGGCGTCCGAGGACAAACTGACCAATGCCCAGGCAGAAGCTGACGCGCGTGCGGAAGCAGACCGGGTGGCCGAAGAATCCGAGAAGCAAGCCCAGAAACAGCGGGACGATGCGATCAGCAAAGCGGAGAAACGCGCCAATAAGACTATCGGCAATGCGGAAACACACAGGGCCAAGGAGATCGCCGCCGCCAATAAGCTGACCGGGGACGCCAAGGAGCAGGCCATCGCTGCTGCAAACAAGAAGGCGGACGCGACCATCAAAGACGCTCGCACGATGCTTCGGAACGCTACGGAGAACATGGACCGCATGCTCCAGACGCAGTTGGAATACATCGCCAATCAGCGGAACGCGAGCTATGACAGCGCGGCAAGTGCCCGCGCCGAAGCGGACGCCGAAGCGGACCGCATCCTGGAAGAGACCCGGGCCGGGCTCCAGCAGCAGCGGGACGCGGCTATCGCCGAACAGGAGCGCATCGCGGAAGAACAGAGAAAGGCGGAACAGGAGACGGCGGCCTGGCGGACCATCGTTGGCGAAGCCGCTGATGCCCGTACCAGAAGGAACAATGCCCCGCAGGTGGAAGCGGATGCCAAGGCTGAAGCGGACCGTGCGGCGCACGAAGCCATCGCGGCCCTGGCCCGTCAAAACATGGATGACCGTCAGGCCATTGAAGACCGGCGTGCGGCCACCTTGCGCAGCATAGATGAGAATGGCAAAGAGAACCAGAAGGAACGCTCCAAGGAGCGTGCAAATGCCCGTTTTGACCGCATGCAAGAGAGACTGCAGGAAGAGTACCTTAGGCAGGTAGAGGCCGTCCAGAACGAGAAAAATGCCGCGTATGAGCGTGCAGAGGCCGCGACAGCAACGACACTCGCAGAAGTGGAAGAAATCCTTGCGAGGGACAGAGCTACGCCTGCGAATCCGTATACTGCTGCGTCCCCTGTGAACCCTGCTGTAGAGCAAAACAGCGCTTCTCCTGTGGCGGTTGTACGGGAGGCAGAAGCCCAGAGCGCAGATGCAATGAACGGGATCCAAGGAGCTGTGGAACGTTTCCAACAGACCGTGGACGGGCTTGTAAACCAAGTGATGCTTGGCGGGAAGCAGGAGACCATCAGCGCCGCTGTGACCCAGCTTCGCCAGCTGGCCGGTGAGAATGAAGGCCTGATCAACGTGATCAAGGCCGCACTCCAGAAGGAGATGGACGCGGTAAAGACCGAGCCTAACGCCGAACGGCTGGCGCAGCTCAATGCGCTGGAAAATGTCCAGGAAAAGATGCAGGCCATCGTTGACTTCATGGGTGAGATCGAAAACACAGAAGATGTCGCCGTGCCTGTTTCTGAAGCGCAGCCCATTGAGAGCGAAGCCGTGCCTGTACCGACTGGCGAAGGCATCGGAACCATGGAGGCACCTGTAGCAGAAGAGGCACAGCGCCCCACGGGTACGGAGGAAGCAGCTGCACCTGCGCCTATGGATGAAGTGGCCCCGCCCGCCTTGGAAGGTGAAACGCCCAGCGGAGCAGATGGGCTTCAGGATCTCATCGACGGATTCCGGCAGGCGGCCAGCGACGCCATGGATACCATCCGAAACGCGCTGACCTATGTGCGTGACCAGAGCGCAACACAAGCCCAGAACGACGCAGAGACCAAGGCTCGTGCCGAGGTGCTGGACATGTACAACAGCATCAAAGACACCATTGGACGGATGCGGGAATTGTATGCCACCTGGGTCACCGAGTCAAAGGCGGCGAAGCGCACCAAGGACCAGGCGGCGGCAGACGCAGCCAAGAACACTCAGGCAACGTTTGGCGACTTGTTCAAACAGTTGGGAGGCATGTGGGAGAAGTATGTCTCCAGCCTCAATGGGCTTGGCCTGACCTTCTTTAATGGTGATTTTACGCAAGCGCAGACAATCAACGGGGAAGAAGCGGGGAGAGAGTCCGCTGACCCAACGGCCACAGCCATTGCAGTGCTGAACCGGGCCGGAGCATCCGGAAACCGGGGAACGCAGTTTGCAGCAGTCCAGGCCGTGATGAACCGGAAAGCGGAGTACGGCGTAGACAATACAGCAATCGCTCGCGCCGGCGCGGCCACACAGGCCATGTTCCGGCAGTTTGGAACACAGGGGACCATCCAGGGCCTGAAGCATGCCTTCGGACAGGCTTATGTAAACGGTATCCATACCGGCGACCTGAGGTCCGCCATGACGATACTGGCCCTGTCCGGCGATCAGGCGAATGCCACACTCCGGGATCTGTTCACGGGGAAGATCGGGGCTGCGGACGCTATTGACATTGCGAATACCCAATTCAGAGACAACTCTGTAGCACAAGCCATGCTGGCCAAAAAGGTTGAGGCCTATCAGGTGGGCGTGGAAATGCGCAGGCTCATCGGGCAGGGCGGGCTGGACGCTACCGAAGGAAGCAAAGCCAACCTGGAGCATGCGAACCAGCAGCTGGAAGAAGCCCAAAGGGATCTGGACACCAAGATCACGGACCGGGAGAATCGGTACAAGGAACTGCAGGATGCAATGGCCGAGTACGACCGGGCAATGCGCATGGAAGAACGCGGTGGGTCTTCTGTCGGGAACGCCAAGAGCGGAAAGCAGAGCGCATTGGATACTGCGTCTGCCGCTGTGGCGGCGGCCAGCCAGAGCTACGGCAACGCCATGAGCGTGGTGGCCGAGTATCAGCAGAAGGTGAATAATGCCCAGCAGGCCCAGCGGAGCGCCCAGAAGCAATACGATGCCGCGGTGAGCGGGGCCATGGGCAAGCTGCGGACGCAGGCGCTGGCGAACGTGCGCGGGATGAACCTTGAAAATGATACGAGACTTGCAGCGGAGAGAGACGCCAGAAGTGCGGCGGCGGATGCGGCAGTCGCTGAAGCCGAGCAAAGAGCGGCAGAAGCGGAACGCATTGCGAGAGAAGAGGCCAGCAAAGCTGCGGACGAGGCGGAGAGCATCGAGGTCACGCAGAACGGGAGTGAAGGTGTTACCTACGACAACGACGGGAACCCGATCAAATTCCATTATGCTGTGCGCAGAAGCACCGACCTGGTTGTTTCCCACACGGACAGTCTGGAAGTGAATGAGCGTTATCCCCAGGAGCTTCAGCCCAGAGACCGGGAACGGTTCAGCAGTTCGGACCAAATCAATCACATGGCTCATAAGCTGAATCCGGAGCTTCTTGGCGAAAGCAAGACCGTTCAGAACGGGGCGCCTATCATCGGTGAAGACAATGTGGTAGAAAGCGGGAACGGGCGCGTGCTTGCCATCAAGCAGGCCAAACGGCAGGGGCTTGACGGCGGGAACAAGTACACAGCATGGCTGAAAGAAAACGCGGAATCGTTCGGGCTCGACCCGGCCAGGATCACGGATGACAGCATCCTTGTTCGCGTACGGGATTCCGAAGTAGACCGCCAGGAATTCGTGCGCAAAGCGAACGAAGGCACGACGATGACCTACGGCGAAACGGAAAACGCGGCAAACGATGCGGATAAAATGACCCCTGGCTTGCTGAAGAAATTCGTTCCGAATGAGGCGGGCAAGCTGGACACCAAAGCCAACTCCGGTTTCATCGTGGAATTTATGGAGAAGGTCATTCCTGCGAACGAAAGAGCGGGCTATATACAGCGCAATGGGCGGCCCGGGCAGAGAGCGTTTGACAGGATCAGAAACGCGCTGTTTCAAAAGGCGTACGGAAGTGCACAACTTTCCGCAGCGTTGAGCGAAAGCACCAACGAAAAGGTTAAGAACCTGCTCAAGTCTCTGACGAACATTGCTCCTCGTGTGGCACTGATCTCCCAATACATCAAAGACGGTGAGCTGCACGATCTCGACCTTGCCGAGTCTCTTAAAAACGCGGCAGAAACTTACAAGCGTATCAAGGAAGACCCAAACCAGGACGTAGACACCTATCTTGGGCAGGTAAGAATGCCAGGTATTGGATACGAAACGCAGGTGGAGCGCGACCTTATCGGCTTGTTTGAGGACAACAAGAGAAGTGCGAAAGGACTTACGCTGGCCTTGAACGCAATGCTGGACGAGATAGAAGCCCTTGGAGATCCAAGACAAACATCGCTTGTGAGTGTCGAAACGCCGACCCTTGAAGAGATCGTGTCCAGAGTAGCGAGCAAGAGTGAAGCAGAGCTTGAAAGCTCGTCGGTTGACACCCTTGGTGGGGAACGCGCTGAACTTGGCGGAGAAGCCCGGACGGGTATGCGGCCCGCTACGGATGCCGCGCCCATTACCGGATCACCCAAGGGCGCACCGAAGAAGAGCCCCTTCACTATCGCAAGGGACCTGGCCGGGAAGCTGGGTATCGGCGAATGGATCGCCACCCGGAAGATGAACCGTGTCCCCAAGAGCGTTGCCGGTTACTACAACATCCATGCCCGTTATGTGGCGGTACGGCCCAGCGAGGCCGGGAGCTACGGCGTCACCATGCATGAGCTGGGGCATGCCATCCAGGAGAGACTGGGCATCGAAAGCACGGACGAGATGGTGGCCGCCCTGAAAGCGGACCCCTGCGGGCTGGCCTTGGACAGATACAGCCCCGCGCAGCAGAAGAAGGAAGCCTTCGCGGAATTCTTCTGGCGGTACGCAGAGGGCGAACAGCGTGGCGTGGACTTTGCCGGACGGGACTTCGTGGAACAGTTCAACGAAGCGCTGCGGGAAGACGGCATCTATGACGATGTTTACGACGCCATCGAGGGCATCCGTGCCTGGGTGGAAGCGGACGTCGGTGGGCGCATCGACCCCATGAACCATGAACTGAGCGAGAAGAGAAAGAACCCCGGTCTGCGGGAGCGGTTCCGCCATACGATTGCGTCCTTCACGGACAAGACGTCTGCGGCGGAGAAACTAAACCACGAACTGCGGACGCAGAATGGTACCCGGAAGCTGAACGTGTTTGAGGACGTGCGTGGCATGGCCCTGATGACGCAGAGCAGCGCGAAGGTAGCGTATCATAACCTGACCCACGCGCTGACCGATTCCAGACGGAACCGCATCGGTGAGAGCCTTGCGGCACGGTTTGAAAAGGCCGGGCTGAAGAACGCGGATATCAAGCAATGGGAAAACTACATGCTGGCCCTGCATTCCCTGGCCCGTGACGCGCAAGGCAAACCGGTATTCGACAACGAACTGCTGAAGCCGGAACAGCGGCAGGCATGGATCGCGGAGATGGACCGGCAGCATCCGGAATTCCGGAAGGCGGCGGACGCCTTTGAGGCGTTCCGAAAGGAATTCATGCAGGCGTGGCTGGTGGACACGGGCTTCCTGAGCCAGGACGCCTTTGACGCCATGAACGATATGTATCCGTATTACGTGCCCACCCAGCGTGTGAAGGCAGACAAGCGGAGCGACGAAGGACGGCCAAACGGAAGCAACCAGACCTACGAGATCAAGCGTGCGAAAGGAAGCACCGAGGATATCTGGAGCCCCTTGGACACCTTCGTATCCAATGTGAACCGCATCGTGAACATGGTGTCTGCCAACAACGCGGCCCTGGCCTGGGACAGCGCGTACCAGAGCACCGGCGGGCTTGGCGTATTCGGACGTGAAGTGACAAGCGACATGGAGAAGCAGACCGTGGATACCAAGGAACTCCAGAAACGGGTAATGAAGCTGCTGGAAGGCAACGTGGACGGCGACCTGATGGACGAGGTAATCAAGCTGATCGGGGAAGAACAGGTAGAGTACAGGTCGAAGGACGGCACGACCCTGCAAAACTCCATCAGTGTGCAGCTGCCCAGCGGAGAGAAACGGTTCTACCAGATGCAGGACATGGAACTGTACCGGCTGTTGTCAGGGTACAGCGCCGTGAGCAATGACACGAATGAAGTCCTTGGGAAGATCGCGACGGTCACCAAGATCATGAGCGCCCTGACCACCGGAAGCAACCCCGTGTTTGCCTTTAGAAACTTCCTGCGAGACTTCCAAACTTCCGTCAACTACGGAAGCTGGGCCAGCAACTACATTACCGGTTCTGTGAAGTGGTTGATGGCGTTCTGGGACGTATGGAAGCACGACTCCCCGCTGCTTAAAAAATTCGGTGTGGACCCGCAAAGCGCCTATGACGATTACCTGGCCATGGGTGGCGGCGGATACAGCCGTATCGAAGCAGACACAAAGAAGGGCGCGAGAGAATACCGGGAAGCGCTGGTATCGAATGGGGCAAACACCAAGAACGTGGTTGCCTTTGGCCGGTACGCCGGGAAGAAACTATGGGCAGGTACGACCCTGGAACGCCTGAATGAGATCGTGGAACAGTCCAGCCGGTACGCCGAGTACAAGTACGGCAAGCATGACAAGACAACCGCAGAGGGTCGGACCGAAGCGTATCTGGCGGCACAGGACGTGACCGTGGACTTTGGAAGAAGCGGATACGGCACGGCAGCGAAAATGATGAAGGCCATTGTTCCGTTCTTCAACGCGTCCATGCAAGGTGTGTACCGCACGGGCAGGATGTTCACAGAAGCGGAGCGTGACCGGCTCCCGGCAAGGTTTCTGAAGACCGTGCTGAACACCGGCATCCTGAGCGCACTCTGCGCCATGGCACTGAAGGCCGTGCTTGATGATGACGAGAAGAAAGAGTTCGTCAACATGAGCTATCAGTTGAAGGCCGGGCATTTCTATCTGCCGAACTTCGCGCCTGATGTATTCGGGGACGCGCCGCTGATCCGTATCCCCATTGGGCAGGACCCCCTGATGGTGGCCGTGCACGGCATTACGACCATGGGCATGTGGAGTGGGAACCCTGACGGGACCGTCCTTAGTCTGGCCGCCATTGCGGACGGAATTGTTAATAACCTGAACCCCATCGGGAGCACCATCGTTGACCCGGTCGTGGGCATCATGAGCAATCAGTCTTGGTACGGTTCCCCCATCACGCCTACCCGGTATGATGGTATGGGCTATGAAGTGCAGTATTCCGAGGACATCCCGGACATCTTTGTGGGCATGTCCCATTCTCCGGCGAACGTGTTCCACCTGAACGCCTTCCAAATCCAGTACCTTACGCAGCAGTACACCGGCTTCCTTGGGCAGATGGCCATTCCGGCCCTGACCAAAGAGAACGGAAAGATCGGCGGCCTGGGTGCGGCACGGAATGCGGCAAGACAACGGTTCACCAGCGACCCGCTGAAGAGCAGCGAAGCAACAAGTGCCTTCTACGACGCACGGAGCTTCCTTACCGAGATCGGCAAGGATTACAAGGCCAAGAAACTGAGCGACGTGTTCAAGGGAATGAGCGAGAAGGAGCAGGCGGCGTGCGCTAAACAGGCCAAGGGGCTGACCGATGGTGTTGTGAAGGACACGTACAATTATCTGGTCGATGCGAACCAGAAGATCGACAAGATCACTGCTGACGAAAACAAGACCGACCATGAGAAGTACCTGGAGATCAGGGAAATTCGCAGGAAAATGTCGGACAAGGTGCTGCACGCGAATGAGAAAATCGGCGAGTTCTACGACACCTGGGTGCGACCCAAGAGTCTGGTGAACATGCTGATCTTCGGGGACGATTACCTTGACAAGTATCCGATCCTGAAATAACCCAACAAACTGCCCGGGGCGAAATGCTCCGGGCTTTTTTAATTTGGCTGAAAAAACTATTGTATCTCTATTGTTACCTGTTTCACGTGAAACCATTGATATTGCTTGGCTTTTGTTTCCCCTGCTAAGGGAGTAGTGCTGTTAAAGGCAGCCCGGGTTCAAATCCCGGCTTCTCCGCCAACTGCCCTGGTTCATGCAGAACTGGGGCTTTTTTGTTGCCAGAATGTACATAAATGGGCCGTTTTCAGGACAAAAAGGCCAGACTCCGGGTCCCTTGCTGGGTGGTGGGGTCTGGTCTTAAATATTCTGCAATATGCAATTATTTTCTGCTATTGTTACCTGCGTTGTTACCCCGGTCTCATATCTGGTCCACGGCGGTCAGCTTATCGTCGAGCGAGATGCGGACATAGTTTTTGAGGGTGGTCAGGTAATTGGCGTGGCCGCCGACTTCCGCGATGATGCCGCCCTGGATACCGGCTGCCGTCATACGGCTGAAGAAGAAGTGGCGGCAGGTCTGGGGCGGGAGTTCCCGCAGACCGGTGCGGTGGATGGTCTCCCAATACGAAGCGTAGAAACGGTCCTCGTTCATGTGGATCAGTTTGGTCTGGCCCGGTTTCAGCATGGCACGGATGACGGGGACGATGCGCTTGCTGATGGGGATGGTGCGGTCGATGCCCGCTTCGGACTTGATGCCGCCAACCATGTAGCGTTCGTCCAGGTGGACGTTCTCCGCAAAGATGGTGGACAGTTCACCGTAGCGCAGGCCCGCATAGCACATGACCAGGATATATCCGGTGAAGGGGTGGAGCGGATAGTCCTGCCAGAGCGCTTCGACCTCTTCTGTGGTCCAGGAGTCGCGCTTGGCCTTGGGGGAATCGAATGGGATCTCTACATAATCGGTCTTGTTGTACTGGAGAATCTCCTTTTTGATGGCGATCCTGTACAGATGGGAGAGCATGACCTTCATGTCCCTGGCTGGGTAGAAGGACGAGGTGTGCTTCTCGATGCATGCTTCGATATCAGCGACGGTCAGCTGGGCGATGCCGGTGAATTCGTGGTCGGCCCAGCGGGCCCATGCAAACCCAAGTTTGTCACGCTGTGATTTGGAGAGCGCCGCGTAGTCCGATGAAGCCAGGTAGAGTTCGTGCAGATCGTGCAGGTTCATGTCTGGTACACGGGAAACGTCCGTCTTCATGGACGGCAACGCGGCAATGGCGTCAGAACGCTTTATAAAGGTCCTTGTGCGCTTTCTGGCGTGACGCTTGGAGTCTTCCCCCATGTAATAACCAAGGGTCACAATGGCCTTGTATTTGCCATTTGGAAGCTTGATGACAGTGCCCTGCCCGTTGCCCCGTTTCTTTGGATGGGATGCGAGGACCTGACGGGCCCCGCACCAGTTGCAGAAGGTGGACCCGTCAGGAATATCCTTTTTACATTTACGGCAAAGCATAGCATCACTCCATAGAAAATGTATTAATTTTGGACGATGGCGAAATGTTCAATCCATTATTGGATAAACCGTATCCAGAAATGATTAAAAATGCGCAAGATAAAAAAGTTTGGTCCATGAATGCTTGCCTTGGTGTCTGGCGTAGGGTATGCTGATGCCAAGAAAGGGGGCGGACCAGATGACGCAGGAACAGGCTGAACAATTTGTGCAGTTGACGGCGGACATGGAGATGGAGGAATATCTGCGAACGCTGGAAGAAGCGCTATTCCTTCTTGCCCTTCGCCATGCGGATGGCCGACAGGATGAAGTCCATGTCTCCGTCGGAGAGTGACGCCAGTTCCTTCGCGGCTTCCGCTTTGCGCTGGGCTTCCTCGTCGGGCAGGCCCATGCGCTTGAAGAGCTCGCTGAACATCAGTGCGGTATTCATTCCAACCTGCTCTGCGTGGTGTTCTGGCACAGACAGGTTACTCCATCCCATCAACCATTCTGGAGTTGTATCCAATGCTTTTGCAAATATGGAAATCTTGGATTGAGGAAGGTCTATTTCTCCCTTCTCAAGTCTGCTGATAACAGAGCGGTCTGTGTAGCCTATGGCGGCGGCGAGTTCTTCCTGGGACATCTTCAATTCCTTCCGCCGGGCGCGAATCCGTTTGAATAATTCGTCCATGTCACCACCCCCTTTTGGCTCATTATAGACGAAGAATAAAAACGGTTCAACAAATTTTTATAAAAGTATTGACAAACAAAAGAGACAGGAGTATTATCAAATTGTGAGTGACAATCACGAAAAAGTTACAGAAAGGGGGCGTTAAATGACAAATACAGGACTGCTCAAGCGGACGATACGCATGTCCGGGATCAAGAAAAGCGCCATCTGCGACGCTCTCGGATGCGTATACGCTACGCTTAGGAGCAAGGTTCAGGGCAAAGTTGAGTTCACGGCAACAGAAATGTACCAGCTTTGCGATCTTCTCCATATCGACGGGGACACTGCACGACAAATTTTTTTTGCAACAGAATGTGAGTGTGACTCACAAAAGGATGATGAAGACGATGACGCTTGAAGAGATCCGAAAGAGTGACAAGGACTTCCTGACGCCGGAGGACGTGCGCGGGGTGCTGGGGTGTATGCCCTACACCATCAACGTGCAGGCCAAGGAGGACCCCGCAAAGCTGGGCTTCCCGGTCTGCGTGATGGGGACCCGGGTGCGGATACCGAGAAAGGGCTTCCTGCACTGGATGGATTTCGGGAACGCGCCCATCGTACTGGAGGAAGGGCAATGATGAAGATTCTGGACTTTATGAAGATGAACGAGAACAAGCAGGGGGTCTTGGTCCAGGTGCACTTCGAGGAGTGCGACACTGACTTGGAATTTGATGCAAGCTGCTGGCCCGTCATCGAGGCGCTGAATGACTACTGGGATATCAAGGGCTGGGGCGTCAAGGAAAGCGATTGCGACCTGATCCTGTACGTGGTCCATAGACCGTTCTGAGGGGGAGGACACCATGATCTACAGTGAACCGACCGACCGGGAAGACCGGGCCATACAGAAGGCCAAGATGCGGGATATGTGGGAAGGCATCAAGGAGGAGCGGAAGTTCCGGAAGCAGCTGGGCATCATTGACGGACGCAAGTACCAGGTGAAGCACTCCAGGAAGATCAGGATCGACCCGGTGCAGGCGTTTGTCTTCGTGCTTTACGGGGCGCTGGCCGTGCTTGGCATCACGAACATTCTGGGGGTGTGGGGATGATGATGGACATTGAACACCCTGACATCACGAAGATGAACACCTACGGGACGCTGAACCCCTTTGAACCTGAACCCATCGAACCGACCTGCCCGATCTGCGGGAAGGAATGCGAGACTTTCTACTACGACATGGACGGCGAGATCTTCGGGTGCGACCTGTGCGTAAAGGTCAAGGACGCCTTCGACGTGGTGAACAGCGATGAGTAACGGAATCCTGTGGTATACGAAGGCCACCGCGACGGTAAAGTTCTTTTTCCCGGAGAACCGGGTGGAGTGCAGGTACTGTCGGTACATGAGAGCCGATGCCAACGGCGCCAGGTACAAGTGCGGACTGACAGACGAAATCCTGGGGCGAATCGACCAGCTTGGCGCTACGTGCCCCATAGAAGAACTGGAAGAGGAGAAGGAGGAAGGAACCAGTGGAGAACATGCAGCTGTATGACTTCTGGAGAAAGGTGCCCCAGGAGGCCCAGAAAGCCTTCAACAACGGGCGCTTCTCCGGGACGGATATCAACCCGATGTGGCGGATCAAAAAGCTGACAGAGGCCTTTGGGCCCTGCGGAATCGGGTGGTACTTCAAGGTGCTGAGTGAGCGCTGCGAAGAGCACGGGGACAATGACACCATCGCCATCGTGGACCTGGAATTGTTCGTGAAGGTGGACGGGGAATGGAGCCAGCCAATCTACGGAACGGGCGGGAACGTGATTCGCAGGGTGGACAAGTACGGCAAGGTCAGCGTGAGCGACGAGGGCTACAAGATGGCCCTGACGGACGCCCTGAGCGTGGCGGCAAAGCACCTGGGGATCGGCGCGGACATCTACTTCGCGAACGACCGGACCAAGTACACCGCCAGCCCGCTGGAAGAAAAGCCCAAGGCAGAGCCAAAGGAAGATCCTGCTCCGGCCCCGGTGAAAAGACCAACGTCCCTTTCCCACCTGCTGGTATGCGAGAAGTGCGGCATGGTGCTGCACAACATCGACGGGAAGGACGGGAACATCGTGACCCCGGAGGAGCAGGCGAATACCAGCAGCAAGTATACGAAGGGCAGGCTGTACTGCCCGGATTGTCTGAAGGCATGGATGAAGCAGAAGAAGGAACAGGAACAGGTGCAGGCCTGATCTGATAAAGGATGAAGGATGAAAGGAAGGACACTATGACACCAAAACGCGAGAACAAGATCAACACAGAGAAGCTGAAGACGATCCTCCTGAAGAAGGGGATGGGGCTCAGTGAAGCGTCCCTTCAGATGGGGTACAGCAGGTGCACGCTGGCCCAGGGCGTGCGGACCGGAAAACTGAGCAGGCCCGTAATGACCGCATTCTGCAATCTGATGGGCTGCACCTACGACGATATCAAGGCAGACGAGCCTGTCGAGGAGCCCACGCAGGAACCGGCCCCGGAACAGCAGCAGATGGCGCTTGCCCAGCAGATGGACCCGGAAGCGATCAGGAATGCGGTCTTCAAGGGCATCGGTGACGCGCTGCACGAACAGAAGGACAGCATCTATGAGACCATCGCCAGAGCCTGCGCTGAAGCGGTCTTCAATGGCATCCAGCAGGCCGTGGGACGGTACAAGCAAGAGGCCATGAAGGACCTGAGAGGGGCCGTGTATAGCGCGATCTATTCGGCCAACAAGCAGTATCAGGAAGACATTAAGAACGCGGCGGTCAGAGAAGGGTGGAAGTAAGAATGATGCCTGGATTCATGATTTTCATTGATGACCTGGACCTGTGTGGGGGGACGGTCTCAAATGAACAGATGGGTGCCGCCGTTTATGCGCTGGGTGAATACGTCAAGACCGGGGTTGACCCGGCCCTGACGGACCCAACGGTTGCCCTGTGCTACCGCATGATGAAGACCAAGGTGGAGCGTCAGGGTGAAAAGTACGCCGCCAAAGTGGAAGCAGGACGAACCGGCGGCAAAGCAAGCGGAAGCAAACGCAAGCAAAGCGAAGCAGAAGCCAAGCAAACGGAAGCAGAACCGAAGCAAAACGAACAAACTAAAAACCTAAAACCTAAAAACGTAAACTTAAACCCCACTCCTGAGGGAGTGGGGGGTGCAGGGGGGGACGCGTCTGCGGACGCTCCCGCGCACAGGGGCAGGTTTGTACCACCGACCCATGAAGAAGCGGCTGCGTACGCCCAGGAGAAGGGCCTGAATGTGGACGTGGAGCGGTTCCTGGCCTACTACGAGTCGAACGGTTGGAAGGTAGGCAAGAACCCAATGAAAAGCTGGCAAGCCGCTATGGTGAACTGGAGCAGGAATGACTTCCGGGGCCGGGACGCTCCGCAGAAGACCGTGAACGCCACGCGGTTTAAGCAGCGGGACTACACAGAGCAGGACATGCGGGGCACGTCGCTTGAGATCATCCGGGAAGCCATGGAAGCGGGGGTGGGCACGTGAGCCTGAGGCAAGGCGGACGCGGGTATTATTACACGCTGCTGGAGATGAGCGACGGACGCTGGGTCAAGGTCTTTGAGAACCAGCCGCTGAAGGAAGTGCTGTACCTGATGAACCTGAAAAGCGACTGGCACTGGCGGTACTTCCGGCGAATGGTGGAGCGTGGTGAGCCCGGTTACGAGCGTTACAAGGTGACGAAAGAGCGCATCCCCACCAAGCTGCAGCTGGAAGCGGACTATGAAGCACTGAGACCGCCACGATTCCGGCCAAAGGGACAATACCCGACGCGGGATGACGGGGTCAGCCTGTGCGGGGACTGCCCACGATGGGAGATGGACAAGATCAGGAAGGGTATCCGGCTGTATGGCTGGTGCAAGGACCTGATGGAATGGACGGAAAGATGCGATTGGTGCAGGAAGGGGGCTGTGGAAGGTGAGAGTGGGCCTGATCGATGTGGACGGGCACAACTTCCCGAACCTGGCCCTGATGCGGATTAGCGCATGGCACAAGGCACAGGGGGACACGGTTGAATGGTGGTGGACGGATTTTATTCACTACGACATCGTGTACATGGCCAAGGTATTCTCCGATGCGTACAGCAAAGACAAGCCGACACCTATGAACGCGGACAAGGTAGTCCGTGGCGGGACGGGGTATGCGATCACGCTTGGCCCGGACGGGAAGGAGCACTTCGACACAAGCAAGCACCATAACCTGCCTGACGAGATAGAACACATGTTCCCGGACTACAGCATCTACCCGCAGTTTGACTTTGCAGTTGCAATGACCAGCAGGGGATGTCCTCGCGGATGCTCCTTCTGTCATGTTGCCGCCAAGGAAGGGCGATGTTCCGTCAAGGTAGCAGATGTCAAAGACTTCTGGAACGGGCAGAAAGAGATTCAAGTGCTTGACCCAAACATCACGGCCTGCAAGGACAAGCGCGATCTGTTCCGCCAGTATCGGGAGACAGGCGCGGTGATCGACTTCAATCAGGGGCTTGATATTCGGTGTCTGAACGATGATGACATTGACGATATCAACCACATGAAACTGAAGAATGTTCACTTCGCATGGGACGATCCTTTTACGGACCTGAAAGAGAAGTTTGCCAGATACGCGGCACTGGCCAGACGGAAACCACACGGGGCCTATGGGACGGTGTACTTGCTCACCAACTACAATAGCACAATGGAGCAGAACCTGTACCGGATATACACACTTAGGGACCTGGGCTATGACCCTTACGTGATGATCTACAACAAGCCAGAAGCGCCGAAAGAGATTCGGCTGCTACAGCGGTGGTGCAATAACAAATACGTCTTCAAAAAAGTCCGGCGGTTTGAAGACTACGATACGACGAAGAAAGGGGGCTGAAGATGGGCTGGCTGAGAGACCTGGCGCTGGTGCTGGAAGGGATGCTGATCTACCGGACGGTGTACGAATTTTTGTGGATGAAGGACGAACTGAGGAAGGCGAGGAGGGAGAGAAAATGGCGAGAGTGATTCCGAAAGACGAACTGAAAGAGTGCGGGGTTGGATGGCTCGAATATTGGTCTAAAGACGTCACACGAAAAAATATCCTGCATGGTTGCGCGTGGTTTGCTTGGGAAAGTATCGAGGTCGATGATGATGGTTGTTCTGATACCGGCTATGTAGAACCAGATGAAATGTATGGGTGCGTTGGTGGTTGGAGGATGTGGGACGAAAAACCTACACCTGAAGAACTCCTACAAGCCCGGTGGGAAGTAAACAAAGAGAGACTCAAGAATATGGCAAGCGCCTTGATACCGAGCCTTGAAAGCTGTATTGCCGAGGCCAGAAAGAACCAATCGGCGTCAACATCTATCTACAACAGGACTGCGGAAACGATCCTGGACGTGCTGAAAGACGTGCAGAGGGTGTATGGCGTGGAAGGTGAAGCAGATGACTGATCGGGAGAAGGTTATCAAGGGGCTGGAATGCCTGATAGTCAAAGAACTGCCTTGCGATAAGGGATGCCCGTACTATGGAACAGGAAATTGCTCAAGCAAAATCGCAAAAGACGTACGGGAGTTGCTGGAAGAGCAGGAATCCGAATGGCTTGAAGATTCCGATCCCGGACAGGAATACGGAACAACATGGGCTTGCAGGAAGTGTATGCACAGCATTCATAGGCCGTACATCTGGAATCCGTATGACAGTGGATACAAGTATTGTCCGCATTGCGGAGCGGAAATGAAGGTGAAGCTGGAATGACATATAAACGTGGTGGAGTCAGCGTATCTGTTTATCAACTGGACGGCTTTGGGAAAAATCCTGCGTTGTGGATAGGAACAGACGAACCAAACCAGATGGTCAAGGTTGCTTCTTTCGGAAATGAAGATAAAGCAAGACTATTTTGCAAATGGTTGGAATACCTTTTAGGATTCATCAATGATGAACAGGCGGTGAAGTAGAAGTGAAAGGAACATCTGAAATAAAAGACTGGGTACTTGTATTGATGGGCTTTTTCGCCTTTATTGGTGTAATATGCACAATTGCGGCAGTACTTGTTCTGTGCGGCCTATACGGATGAAAGGCGGTGAAGTGGGATGCTGAAGAAAGTTCCTAAAATGTGCATCACTTGTCAGCACTATGAGCCATATCATTGCACTCTGGACGATAGCTATATCGGATACATATACGCCGACAAACGGACGGATTGTAAAGCATACAGGCTGAGCGAACACTACAGAAAGGGCGGGAAGTGGTATGAAAGCAGGAAGGTGAAGTTGGATGAGACTGATTGATGCGGACGCGCTGATTAAGAACACGATACTTAATCCGTGTCATGCTCCTTATATTGTAAAACAAGACGTGGACAACGCCCCTACCGTCAACGGCTGGATTTCGGTCAAGAACAAACTTCCGCCAAACGCAGACCATCCGGGAGCGTTCTGTCCGAAGTATCAGGTGATGACCAAATACGGCGTGACGGAAGGATGGTACAACCCGGATAAAGGCTGTTGGTACACGCTGGTATGGTTCTTTCTCGGAAGGAAAACATTCGATGATATCGACTTTGAGCGTGGTGACATTCCGGGAATCACTGACAAGATCGAGGTAACCCATTGGAAAGTGATACCTGAACCGCCGAAGGAGGATGCCGCCAGTGGAAATCATTAAAGAACAGCCAATCTCGCCAGGAATTGCAAGACCTAATCAATAAGGTTGCTTGCTACGTTGGTGGAGAATGCTGGTTTAATGAATGCCTTGTAAAAGATTATGTCGAGTGGAGTTAAGGATGTTTTGGACACAAAGGGGGGAGAAAAATGATGGATGGGAAAATGGAAGGGCACTGGCAACAGTGCAAAGATAAAGGCTGGCAAATGTGCTCGCTGTGCGGTTGCCAATGCAAGAAAAGCGCGGTTTATTGGGTCAAAAGCTCAGAAGATAAAAACTTGAATTACTGCCCGCATTGCGGGGCAAAAATGCACGAAGCAACGCCGGAAGAGGAGGAGTCGGATAAAGCTGTTGATGCATGGTATTCTAGGCACATTGTCAAAGCCGATAAGTTTCAATTAAGAGCAGTGTTTGGCGTGTTTCACAAGGGCTTGCCAATGATCCTGTTTTATGCAGAGAGCGACAAAAGAACGCCGTGGTCCGTGCAATATGCCGGGAGTGGGAAGTACTTTGAGTCAAAGAAAGAAGCGCTGGCATATATGGAGGACAGAACCGGAAAGGATTTGCTGGAGGAGGGGGCTGGAAATGACTGAATTTGGCGAAATAGCAACTTCAGTGTTTATGATTTTCCGGGGGTACGTTGTTGAAATAGCTAAACATGCGTTCATGAAGGAGCACGGGCGACGGCCCTGGTACGGTGACATTAATAGCCTAAAGATATCAGGACCGGGTTATGAGGTTGAATTCGATCTGGCTCCGGAAGATTTTGAGGAGGACGAGGATGAAGAAGACGAAGAAGCCGTGCATGGTGGACGGTGACATGCTACTTCGAAAAATAGCAAAATGGCAGATTAAAGACTCCTTAGGCAGGGAGCCAAAGTTGATTGAAAAATTCGTTTTTGAATGGACAAAACTCGACTTATACAATCTGGTCTTATACGAAGTAAGCAAAGCGAGGATGGGTGAAAATGAAACTGCTGACATTTCAGGTCCCAGGTGAACCCACCGGGAAGGGCAGGCCCAGGTTCCGGCACGCAGGGAGCTACGTCCAGACCTACACCCCCGCGAAAACGCGCAGCTACGAGGCGCTGGTGCAGACGTGCTTCAGCGGGCAGTGCGGACGGGACGCGGAAGGGTACTTTGGGGACGGAGAACCGGTGTACGTGACGGTGTACGCCTACTACGGCATCCCCAAGAGCGCTCCGAAAAAGCGCCGGGCGGCGATGCTGGCGGGGGAGGAACAACCAACAAAGAAGCCGGATCTGGACAACGTTCTGAAAGCACTGCTCGATCCGCTTGTGGGGCTGGCCTTTTCGGACGATTCCCAGGTGGTAGGAATGGACGCAATTAAGCTGTACAGCGAGGACCCGCATGTGACGGTCATTTTATCGGACAGCCCCTATGAGGGCGGAAAGGAGCAGTAATGGCGTACGGAGAGTTTAACTTGAGCTTCAGGGGGACCATCGTCAAGGTCTCCGACCTGAAAGAGACGAAAAGCGGCAAGCAGTATCTGGACGTGACGGCGGTGATCAACAAGCCCTTCTCTCAAGCCGGTGAGTTTTTCAAGGTCCGTTTCTACGGGCCCCAGGGCGCGGGGATCGCGAAAAGGTTTGCGGAAAACAGGTACCGCAAGGGGGACATCATCTGCCTGGAGCAGGCCACGGAGCAGGTGGACGCCTGGGTTGGGCAGGACGGCAAGGCCCATGTTTCCCGGGTGCTGCTGCCCAAGGGCACCAAGAAGGAACGGAAAGGTGAAGACGGGCAGATCCTGGCCGACAAGGACGGGAAAACGCTGTACGACTTTTTCGGGGGCTATGAGATCATTCCTTACCGCAAGGCAGACACGGTCCCTGAGCCTGAGCCTGAGCAGGAGCGGGAAGCAGTGCCGCCCAAGCAGACGGGCTTTGTCGAAGTGGACGAAGAACTGCCTTTTTAAGGAGGGGAACCGGGCATGGAGCAGGAAGCCGTTTTGAGGATGATAAGGGACTACAACGCCTGTAAGGCCAAGGCTGTGCAGCTTGAGGGGGAGCTTGACATCCTGGAGAGCCAGGCCGAGCATGCCAAGGCCGTAGAAATGGCCGAAAGCGCCCTGCATGGTCAAAATCTGGACGGAATGCCCCATGCCCAGGGTGCCGGGGACCCCACGGGGAATCTGGTGGCGCGTTTCATGGACGGCTACCAGCCCCGGTACCTGCGGGACCTGGACGATGACATCCGAGGCCGAAAAGCGGCTCTCCGGGAAATGCGGATCATCTGCCGGACGGTGGACGCATGGATGACCTGTCTGAACGACCGGGAAAGGTTCATCCTGTCGGAACACGTCATCAAAGGCAACTTCTGGGGCGAGGTGGTGCGCTTGTATGAGCAGCAGTGGGGCATCATCACCAAGGAAGCCCTGAAAAAGGCCCAGAAGCGGGCCCTGGAACGGATTTACGAGATTGCACGATAACTTGGTCAAGGAAATGCAGAAGGGCCTTAAAACGCAAATTTAGGGCCTTTACGGAAGGGAGGAGCAAAAATGGAAAGTGACGCGGTGCGGCATCCTGCACATTACACGACGGGCAAGATCGAATGCATCGACTTCATCACGGATAAAAAGCTGAACTTTTGCCGGGGCAACGCGGTCAAGTACATCGTCCGGGCCGGGCTGAAGGACCCGTCGAAGGAAGTGGAAGACCTGGAAAAGGCGGTCTTCTATCTGGAAAGAGAGATCGAGGACCTGAAGGAGGGAAGGACATGACGCTGGAAGACGAATTGAAACAGTATCCAGGATACTCCGAGGTCGAGAGCGTGGAAGAACGGGCCTATCTGCTGGGGATGATCCGGGGGCACGCCTTCGGGACCGAAGGCGGCCATGCGGCCTTCCAGGAGTGCCTGAGGGGCCTGATCGCGGAGATATTGAAGATGCAGGACGCCCGGAAAGCCAGCGACGCGGCCATGCGGGCCTTCTGGGACGAAAATGTGCCTTTTTAAGGAGGATGGACAGATGAAAGTCAAAAAAATTGTGGCAATCGCTACGGATATCGAGCGGATCTGTAACCTGCTGAGCGGACAGCTGACCGGCGGCGCGGACAGGGAAAAGGTGGTCCTGTCGAGTCAGGACGCCGTCAAGGTGTCCGCATATCTGGCTGAGTACAGGGACCAGCTACTGGCCCGTGAAGTGCCTGAGTATAACCCCTGGGAGGGCTGATGCCATGGGCGTTAAGGTCAACGGGCCCTGCCAGGGCTGCCAGGACCGGGCCATTGGGTGCCATGGGACCTGTGAGCGGTATAAGACCTATAGGGCCCAACTGGACGAGTGGAAGCGGCAAAACAGGCCTGAGGTGAGTTGGACCGGGTGGCGATTGCACCTGGAAAAGCAGAGGCACCATTGGAGATCGAAAGGATGAAGGATTATGGCACAAATGCCGAAGCTGAGATACAGTCCTGCAGCGGACGACGATAAGCGGGTGCCCGCGTCTGGGCGTGAACTGTGTGCTATTGAGATGCTGGCCTATTTCCAGGCCCATTTGGATCTTTTCCAGGACCGGCTGAAGGAACGGCTGCACATGGTCCCTGACGGGTGGCGCGATTACCGCATGCTGTGTTCAGTGACCACGCGGATTTTGCGGCGCGTCTTCGACACGTTGCCAAACCGGACGATGAGCAGGATCGTCGCCGGGGAGAAGGGCCTGGAATTGCGGGTCATGCCAAAGAGCGTCAATCCGCCAAAGGATTACATCGTGATGGCCGTGGATGACTTTAGAGCGCTTGCCAAGGGCCTTTCCGCTGGTGGGTGCGGCATTTGCCTTGGAGACGGCGCGACGGCCAAGAGATGCCGTTTAAAGGCCCTTCTGAGCGAGTACCTGCCGCCAGATGATCCGGGCGAGTACGACTCCTGCCCCTATGCAGGGGGAGAGATAGACAGGGCAGTGGGCGGATGAGATAAAAGGCCTGCCACCGTCTGCATGTAGGTGCAGGGAATTAAGGAGGATAAGCAATGAAAGTTTGTTGGTTCTCAACTGGTGTAAGCAGTTTCGTAGCCTGTTATCTCGCAAAAGACGTAGATAAAGTGATATATACGCATATCGAAAATCAACATCCAGATAGTTTAAGATTTCTTAAAGATTGCGAAAAGATATTAGGACATAATATTGAGATTCTGCAATCACCGTACTTTAGGTCTGTTGACGATGTAATTTTAGGAACCAGATATATTAATGGTCCATCTGGTGCAGCTTGTACACGAATACTTAAAAAACAAGTAAGAAAACAATGGGAGGCAGAAAACCCGGGTAAACATACTTATGTTTGGGGGCTGGACGCCAAGGAAAAAATTAGAGCTGATCGTATAGTTGAAAGCATGCCACAGTTTAACCACGAATTTCCTCTTATAGAAAATGGGGTAACAAAAGAACAAGCACACGGAATTGCGCAATCTCTCGGCTTGAAGCGTCCAGCTATGTATGATTTGGGGTACCCTAACAATAATTGTATCGGGTGTGTTAAGGGAGGAATGGGGTACTGGAATAAAATACGAAAAGACTTCCCAGAAGTGTTTGAAAGAAGGTCAAAACAGGAACGAATTATAGGGCACAGTTGTATAAAGGGGGTATATTTAGATGAGCTGGACCCCGACAGAGGAAAAATGGACTTAGAAGTATTTCCAGACTGCGGCATAACATGTGAACTACAATTATAATTGCGCGGGCCGTCTATATAAAAAGCCCCCTGGTCAGCCGCCAGGGGGTGATTTGCGCTGAGGCTTATTCTGCGCATTGCTCAAGGGCCAATGCCTTTTTGAGGGTGTAGGGTAGGACGTTGGACCCGGGCCAGTCGATTCCATGCTTGGAGCAGATGCGGTCGAGAGCTGGCTTTATAGCTTTGAAGACTTTATGGTACGGGCCGAAGTCAAGCTTGCCATCTGGTATCAGGCTTTCTTCGATAATGTACTCGCTGACTGCGGCGCGGACCTCGCTGTCTGCCAGCAATTCGACCATGGATGCGGCCTCGCCATAATAAAAGCTGGTCCCAAAGAACCACTTTTTCCCGGTCTTGTCCTCAAAATAGATCTGATAGGTGCGCTGGTACGCCTCGGGCGGGTGCTTGTACAGCTTCCACATCATCATGGCTCACCTCCTGCAATTTATGCGGATTTTATGCTGATTTTAGACGTTTTCGGGCTTTTCTTGCTGGTATCCTTGTGGTATGATGTCATCGTCCAGGAGGTCCGGGACGAGATCACCGACGGAGCAATGGTACAGGCGGGCGAGGACGGGTATATCTGTAAGGTTTGGCCAGTTTTCGCCAAGCTCCCACCAGGAAACTGCTTTCTGCGTGATACCAAGCAGTTCCGCGACCTTTTCCTGTGACAGTCCTTCCTTCATCCTGAGCGTACGGAGCTTTTCCCCGTACGCTTTTGCATTGTACCGGGCCGCGTTTCCGTCTGTTACGGCCTTGCGCTGTCTTGCCATTACAACGTTCCCCTTTCCAGATCGCGCACGCGGCGATAAAAGGTATTGGGCTTGAGTCCCAGTGTACGCATGGCCTGGGCGGCGGTAGTCCGGCCTGCTTTCCAGGCGGTATAGGCGGCCCGGAAGGCGTCGTGGTCGAATTTGACGGGCTGTCTGCCGGTATACTTTCCGGCGGCCTTGGCAATCGCGATCCCTTCAGCCTGGCGTTGCAGGATCAGTTCCCGTTCAAATTGCGCAAGCCCTGCGAAAAAGGTCATGATCAGACGGCCCTCGGGCGTGCTTGTGTCGACTTTTTCCTTGAGAGAGACGAAGGACACGCCTTTGGCGTCCAACTGTCCGATGAGGTCGAACAGGTCCCTGGTGGACCGGGAAAAGCGGCTGTAGGACTCGACCATAACAGTGTCCCCTTGCCGCACAAAGTCCATCATGCGCTGCAGTTCCGGGCGGTCCGTGTTCTTGCCGCTGATCTTTTCGACGAAGAGTTTTTCGCACTGACCCGACAGCTTTTCAAGCTGCCGGGCGGTGTTCTGTTCCTGTGTGGAGACGCGGATATAACCGACGATCATTGCGGGGCCCCCTTTCAAGGTTCGTCCGGGCGCAGGTCCGGGCCGAGTGTGATTTTAACGTTCCCGTTCTTATACGCCTGGATTCCGGCGATCTCATGCACGCCGCATGCGTCCGTGGAAACGTTGTTAGTAGTCCCGCGCCAGCCATGATAGCGGCGGACGGCGCGGTCCATGTTCCCAGGGATTCCGCCATTGTCGCCGGGGATGAGCTCATGCCAGGCAACGCCGGGGCGGTTGAGGTCCTTCTTATAAGCGACGGTGCAAACCATTCCGATGGCCAGCTTTTGTTCGTGATAGATCTCCCAACGGTCCAGGTCCTCAGCACTCATTCTGATAATCATGGTTATACCTTCCTTCCTTTTTCCGGTCCTGCTGATAGTCCATTTTAGCACTCCAGCAGGGCATTTGTCGATAGATTTTGCGGTTTCCCGCGACGGCCTCGCGGCCGTTTCGGACGGTTACCGGCCGTCCATCATCAGGCGGGGTTATACTCTTTCCAGGATGTACCCGACGCGGTGGAACCGGTTGTAATCGCGTGGATTTTCCAGGTACCTGTCGTTAAGGTCGAAAATGTTAAAGGGGACGATCGTAACCGGTGCATAGTAGCCGGAAGCGTATTTTCTCCGTTTCATTTCCGCCCTGCAAAGGGCTTCCGCGTGGGCCCTTGTGATTTGCTCATAGCCTGCAGCGATGGCCTGGGCGGCCTGCTTTTTGTCGACGGTGTACACAACGTGGTAAGTGTTGGCAAAGTCCGCGTAATACTTGATAAAGTACTTTTTCATGGTTCATCCTTCCTCTCTTTGTTCGTCGTGTTCCAAGGGCGGCCGCTTTACGCGGCCCGCCCTGCTTTCCAGGCCTCATAAGCAGCGGCGTCCTCTTTGAGGATTTCGCCGATCTGGAGCGGCTCTTTGCCCTGGCGGGCGTTTGCGGTGTAGCAACGTCCGCACTGCAGGCAGCGGGCCAGGCCGCAGTTGATGACGGTTTCTGGGTGCGCTTTGCAGTGCTCCAGGGTGTACACGGTAAAGACTGCATCGACATAGTCGCGGGCGTATTCGGGGACCTGTTCGGGGGTGTTCAGCTTCATACTGCTGTAGACCAAGGACAGGTTCGAGGGCTTGCCTTCTTCCTTCAAGACGTCGATCCAGATCCGCAGGTTTTTTGTCCAGGCCGCGAACCTTACGAATGGGTTCTTCCGCACGATGTGGATGTAGTTGATGACCTGGTACCGGTTCCAGACGTCGCCCATGGACTCGATGCGCCCCAGGCAAGAAGGAATAATGGGCAGTTGATCCGTGGGGATGATCCCCGTAGTGAGGCGGTCGAAGTTGATCAGAAGGTGAGCCACCAGGGAAGCGCGGTATCCGTAATTCTGGGCGAAGCACTCATGGCAGACGCTTTCCCCGTTGAGCATGCGCTCTCTGCAGATTGGATTCGCAAAACAGATGGTTCCGACGCTCTGCACGCCTTCCAGCTTGCCATCGTGATCGGTGACGTGGATGTATTCCTTCCGGCCCTGGAGCTTGTCAAGCCATTCGCGGATGCTTCCGGTCTCGCGGATCGAGGTCATTTCTTCCTGGGTGTAGTGCTTCATAGGTTCCTTTCTTTTCTGCCAGGCGTGCTGGCCTTGACACTTCCGGAAGGAACCCTTATAATGTTAAGGTCCTTCCTTACTGTGAGAGGTTCGGGGGACGTGCCCTTTGACTGGTTGGCGCTGGTCAAGGGGCTTTTGTCTTTCGACATTGTTATTGTACTAGAATTTGAAATACTTGTCAACGGTAAATTAATCAAAGTTTTATTGTCTGTTTGTACGAGTTGCACAAAGTTTATCGCATGGAACGCGACGGATGTATGTTCTGGTCACACAAATGTACATCCCCTCCCAGGGTCCATGCGCTGCCTGGATGAAGGACCGGAAGCATAACAACGTATCATCATAGCAACGTATTATCTTATTAAGGTATTACAGAATGGAAGCTGCGTGCCTGGGTGCGATCACGTCGGCAGGCGTATACAGTGTCACAAGGTCCACCGATGCAGTGCCATGTGTCATAGGATGAAAAAGGGCTCATGTGGTACAGCGTGCCGGTCTCTTGGTGCTATCCCCTACGGGCATGCCCGTGTGACATAAGCGCTGATATGGTATAGGTACAAGCGCCGGACCTGGGCGCCTGGGCCGCCTATAGGGGGACGCCTACCACCACCCCTTTTTCGTGACAGGGGGGTCCGCCCGGGGGGACGTGCCCACCACCTGCAGGGGGTCCCCCCCGCCTGGGGGGGCACCCGGGGGAGGGGTCGCGGTCACCGGACCCGGGGGGCCGATTCGTGAGCCGGAGTCCCGTTCCTCCCCCTGCCCTATATATAACCTCAGCACCCAGATCCTGGCGGACATGGGGAGCATTCCGGAAGTAGCGTTGGTTCTTGCTGGCGCATTTTTTTTGACGCTGGGAACGGCGAGGGTTTGACGGAGCGCGGGCTCGACGGCGACCCGCGGTTTGGATGGAGATGTTGAGGGCGATTTTATGGGTTTGGGCAGATATTATTAGCTTATAATTGTTTAGAGACTAACACGTTGTGTTAGTCTCTAAATACATATTTTTTATAGTAAATTAGATACTATAAATATTTTATATAATATATATAAGGGGAAGGGGGTGTGGAGAATGGCAGATAAAAAGACGGAGAAGTACATACGGCTGCTGAAGCAGAAGTATTATCTGGGGGAGCTGGTAAAGTGGAGTGCGGCACCGAATACGACTTTCACAGAAGTAGTGACGTTGACGCTTGGGAAAGAGATCCCGAAGAAGCCGAACATGGACTATGTGGAAGACGAGCGGGAAGCGGCGGAACGGGCAGTGAAGAAAATGATGAATTCGCCGGAGTATACTGCTTTGTTTGGGGAAGTGATCCGGGCGGACCTTACGAAGATGTTCGCCAAGGCGATCCATAAGCTGGGGGACCAGATCGACAACCCGAATCCGTGGGTAGCGAACAAGGCGGCCAATGACGTGGCGACCCGGTATGACAAGGCCACGGCGAAGGACGATGGGAACACCATTACGGTGAAGGTGGAAGGAATGCCTGAGATAGGGGTGCCGGACGCGGATGAGCAGTAATGTGGTATCCATCTCCTACCAGCCCACGCCCAAGCAGGCCATGTTCCACGCGACCACGGCGAACGAGGTCCTTTACGGGGGTGCTGCAGGCGGCGGAAAGACGAAGGCGCTGATCATGGACGCGCTGTTCCGGGCACTGAAGCATCCGGGGATCACCTGCGCGGTGTTCCGAAGGACCTACCAGGAACTTGAGGACACGGACATCAAGGAAGCGTCCGCGTCCTACCCGAAGGCCCTGGCCAAGTACAACGCCGGTCGGCATGAGTTCACGCTGCTGAACGGGTCGAAGATCCTGTTCCGGCACTGTGAGCATGAGGCGGACCGGTTCAACTACTCTGGTATCGAGATCCAGGCGCTGTACTTCGACGAGCTTACTTCCTTTGAGCAGACCATCTACGATTTTCTGAAGACGCGTCTTCGTGCCAAGAAGAGTCTGGGCGTGGTGCCCATCGTGCGCAGTGCCAGCAACCCCGGGAACATCGGGCATGGCTGGGTCAAAAAGATGTTCGTGGACGCAGGACCGTATATGAGCATCCAGAAGCAGGAGATCTACTCCGATGCCCTGCATAAGACGCGGGTCATCAGGACGCAGTATATCCCCGCTCTGGCGACGGAGAACCCGCATATCACGGACGATTATATCTTCCAGTTGGAAGCGAAACCGGAAGCGCTGAAGCGCGCCCTTCTGAACGGGGACTGGGACAGCTTTGAAGGCCAGGTCTTCACGGAATTCGTGAACGACCCGAAGCACTACGGGGACCGGCTGTGGACGCACGTGATCGCGCCGTTCGAGATCCCGCTTTGGTGGCCCAGGTATATGAGCTTTGACCATGGGTATTCCAAGCCTTTCGCCTGCGGGTGGTACGCGGTGGACCCGGAGGGACGCATCTACCGCTACAAAGAGTGGTACGGGTGCAAGCCCCGGCAGCCGAACGTGGGCCTGGAGATCACTCCAAGGCAGATCGCCGAGGGCATCCTGGCGCACGAAGAAGACGAGATACGGGACAATCTCCAGATCGACCGCATCGCAGACCCGGCCATATTTGATAGGTCACGCGGCGACTCCGTAGCGGATCAGATGCGGCCTGATACGGGCAGGAAGGGCGTGACGTTCCGAAAAGGCGACCACACCCGTCTGGCTGGCCTGATGCAGTGCCATGAGCGGCTGCGGTTCAATAACGAAGGCAAGCCCATGTTCTACGTATTCAGCACCTGTGATGACTGGATACGGACGGTGCCGAGCCTGCCCTACTCCATGACCAAGCCTGAAGACATTGATTCCGCCGCAGAGGACCATATATACGACGAGTGGCGGTATCTGTGTATGGCCCGGCCCATCACGCCCAAGCGTGAGACCCCGGTCAAGGGCAAGACCTACGACCCCTTTGTGAGAAGAGGTGAAGAAGACGATGAGTGAGGAACTGACGGAAGCCGTGCTCACCGAGCAGGAGCTTTCGGAGGAAGAGCGGGAATTGCTGAAAACGGTCTATTCCCGCCTGGATACGTGGGAGCGGGGCTGTCGGCCCTACCATGACGAGGCACGCGGCGCACGCGAGGTGCTGCGGCTCCGGGATCCCATGCAGGACCCCCCGGGAAAGAACCGGCGGAAGATCCTGCAGCTGCATACCCTGAAGGCGACCGTCACGAACTGCGTGGCGGACCAGATGGAGAACATGCCGGAACCGAAGATCACGGCGGAGCTGCCAGGCCCGGAGATGGAGCAGATCGCCATGGACCTGGCGGACGCGCTGCGCTACATCATCTATGACGTGAACGGGTATGAGGAACTGCACAGGCGCCGCGCAGAGGACCTGTACGGGCCCGGCACGGCGGTCACGCAGATCGTCTGGGACCCGGACCTGAACTACGGGAAAGGCGATGTAGGGCTCATCCGCTGGCCTGTGGAGGCGTTCCTGTGGGACCCCAAGGCCGAGAACATCGAGGACGCCCGCGCCCTGATGAAGGTCAGCTGGCACCCGCTCTCCTGGTACAAGGAGCGGTACCCGGACGAATTCCCGTACATTCACGCCGACGAAGGCCAATATAATTCGGTCGGCATGAGCGAGACCCAGAAGGAAAAGGACAGCGACGATGAAGACCGGGCCCTGCTGATCGAATACTGGTACCGGGAGTACAATCCGAAGCGGCACCGCTATACCATCTCCGTGGCGTACTGCGCGGGCGGGGCGCTGCTGGACCACGAGGAGAACGTGTACATGCATGGCATGTATCCGTTCGTGCTGGACGTGCACGACACCATCGAGGGCGTTCCGGTCGGTGAGGGGCTTGTGTCCGAGATGACGCCCATGATGCGGTATATCAACCGTTACGCCGACTACATCGACACGAACCTGAAGATGTCTTCCAAGGCCCGCATGCTGGTGCGGCGGAATTCCGGCATCAACAAAAAGGACCTTGCGGACTGGGACACCGACCTGATCGAGGGCAACAGCGTGGTCCAGGGCGAGGACTGGGCATGGCTCCAGCACGCGCCGTTCAATACCATGATCGCGGCCCAGATGCAGCAGTTCCAGAACGACATGAAGCAGGACAGTGGTATGAATCAGTGGGCACGCGGTGAAACGGCTGCGGGCGTCATCTCCGGCAAGGCCATTACCGCGCTCCAGGAAAGCGGCGGCAAGGTGGCGGGCCTGCGGACGGACACGCTGAACATCGGATTCAAAAAGATGGTCGAGCAGATCATCTGGCTGATGAGCGAGTTCTACGACGATGACCGCATGATCATGCTGACGGGCCATGACGGGGAGGCAAACCGCACCCTGAGCCTGATGGCCACAAGGTTCTTCGGATACAAGAAGAACAAGGGTGCTGTATCCCCGCCCCCGTACATCGTGCAGGTGACGGTCCAGAAGCGGAACCCGAACGTGGTCGCCGCCCAGAACGAAATGTACCTGCAGGCGTACACCATGGCCGCCCAGGCCGGGCAGTTCTTCCCGCTGTCGAACCTGTTCCATCTGCTGAACGTGGACGGGAAGGATCGCCTGATCCCGATGATCGAGGAGCAGGAGACCTTCCAGCAGCGGTTCCAGGAGCTCCAGGCACAGCTGGAGCAGGCCCGGAAGGAATACCAGGAAATCGAGAGCCAGAACCGGCAGATGCGCACCATGAACCATTACCTGGTCAACGCCATGGGCAAGGCCCAGGCGGCAGGCATGGGCTATGTGGCGGAGCCGGGCCAGGCAGTGACCAGCGCGAACGGCGCCGGTACCACGGTGGACGTGCTGGAAAAGAACCGGCGCATGATGCGCGGGTGACCAAAGCAGTAAAAAAGACCCGAAGCGGGAAACCGTCGAGGGCTTTTTTTATGCCCTGACCGCGTTTTCACGGCGGGGCGGAAAGGGGACTTATGTCCGAATTTGAAAACACGGGCTTGCCCATGGCACAGGAGAGCGAGACGGAAGCCGCGTCTTTGGCTCCTGAGAACGAGACCGAAACCGGGGAAGCGTTCAGCGAATTCGCTGGCACGGAGCCCACGGCGGAGGAGAACAACCAGCAGGCCGAAGCGCCTGCGAAAGAACCGGGATGGATCAAAGGCCGGGTGGACAAGGCCGTACAGCGTGCCGTGCGGGAGACCGAGGAGCGCATGCGTGCGGAGTTTGAACAGCGGCTGGCCCCCTTCCGGGAGCGCATGTTGGACGAACAGGCCGAGAACCTGGTAAAAGCCGGCGAATTCAAGAGCATCGAACGAGCCAAGGAATACGTCCGGCTTAAGGGCGGAGTAACGCTGGAAGAACCCGCACAAGCGCAGGAAGCACAGCCCGCCCAACAGGTCCAGGACCCCAGGGCAGACGAAAGGATGAGAATCCTTGCCGAGCAGGCAAATAAGCTGGCCAAGAGGGGTGTGGACGTAATGGGAGCGTTCCGCAGCGACGAGAGGATCCATGACGCCATTCTGAACGGCGAAATGGACTTCTACGACGTGGCGGAGCAGATCGCGCCCAGGCGCGTCCCGAGAGCCGTACGTTCTGCCAACAACGCTTCTGCAGGCGGTCTGGACATCTCAAATATGAGCGAGAGCGATTTCCAGAAACTACAGAGGGACCTTGCGGCAGGCAAAAGATATGACCTGCGGAGGTAGAAAGATGAGGTAGAATATGGCAGTTTTTGATAACCTGAACTATAGCTATTCCAGGGGCATCGCGCCCGGTTTGATGCAGCAGTACTACGAGCGGAGCCTGCTTGAAAACATGCAGCCCGAACTCGTTCATTCCCGTGACGGCCAGAAGCGCACCCTGCCCCTTGGCAACGGCAAGCGCGTGCAGTTTCGCAAGTTCACCCCCTTCGGGGCCATCACTGAGCCCCTTGCCGAAGGCGTGACCCCGGACGGCCAGACCCTGACCGAGACCGCCTTCACGGCCATGGTGAAGCCCTACGGCGGTTTCGTGGAGCTGACCGACGAAGTGGACCTGTACCACCTGGACAACATCAACCAGGAGACCGCGAAGCTGCTGGCCGACCAGGCCGCGCTTTCCCTGGACTGCATCAGCAGGGACGCCCTGAACGCGGGCCTGAACGTGCAGTATGCCAACGGCAAGGCGAACCGCGCTGCCCTGGCCGCGACCGATAAGCTGACCTACGACGAGATCAAGAAGGCCGTGCGCACCCTGAAGCGCAACAACGTCAAGCCCTTCGCCGACGGCTTCTATCATGCCATCGTGCACCCCGACACCGTGTTCGACCTGACCAGCGACCCCATGTGGGTGGACGTGGCCAAGTACCAGGACAAGGCAAAAGTAGAAAGATACGAACTTGGCACCATCTACAAGGTGAAGGTGTTTGAATCCACCAATGCCAAGACCTTCACCGGCGACACGTATATCGTCGGTAACCTCACCGAGCTTGCGGCCAGCGCGTCCTTTGACGCCGAGAACAAGCGCATGAAGTACAGCGTGAACACCATCACCGAGGACATCGCCCGTGCCCTGACCGGCAAGCTGGTGAACATGTCTGCCGATGGTACGCTGACTCCCATGTGCATCGAGCGTGTGGATCCCACCGACAAGTACGTGTACTTCCGCTGGGTACCCGACGCTTCCGTGACCGCGAACTGGACCGTTGCCAAGAGCGCGAAGATCGTGCCCACCGGCGCTGGCGCTTCCGGCGCTCCCGTGTACTCCACCCTGATCTACGGCACCAACGCCTTTGGCACCGTGGAGCTGGGCGGCACGGGCAAGAACGTTTCCGTCATCATCAAGGAACCCGGCTCTTCCGGCGCTCTGGACCCCCTGAACCAGCGGGGCACCATCGGCTGGAAGGTCAAGGGCTTCTGCACCGTCATCCTGCAGGACGATTTCATTATCCGTCTTGAGAGCGGCGCTACGGCCTAATAAGGGCCACGGGGGTCTGTCCGAATGGGGCAGGCCCCCTTTTTGGAGGGATAAACCATGGCAGAAACCAACAAGGTACGTATCATCCTGCCCCTGACCGAGGAACAGCTTTCCGGCGTCAAGGTGGACCCGTATGAGCATGTGACAGTGAACGGCAAGACCACGCTGATTAAACGCGGCGAGTACGTGAACGTGGACCCGGAAGTGTATATCCAGCTGCGGAACCGCTACCCCACCATTTAAGGGGGGATCGGAATGACGCTTGGCGAAATGCGCAAGCAGGCGCTTTTCCAATTCAATAACGATACGGAAGCCTTGGATGACTATGAGTACATGCCGCATCTGAACGATTACCTGAACAGGGGTTATGATCTGCTGATGTACGCATGGAAGGAAGAACCCGCGCCCATCATGACCTACGACCAGGAGACGCCGGAGATCCCGGAATGGGCACACAGGGGCATTGTGGATTATGCTACCTATCTGCTGTACCGGAACGGGTCCGGCGCAAGACAGGCACGCGGGCAGGAGTATTTGCGGGCGTTCTACGAAATCCAGGAGCGGCTCCGGGACGGCGGGAAAGCGCCGAAGCACTTTATCCATATACCTGATACGCCGGACATTCCGAGGCACTGGAAG